GAAGAAGGATACGGGCTCGAATGGGGCGACCTCGACCTGCGGCGCGGCGTCCTGCACGTGGAGCGCGGCCTGCAATGGGTCGCCGGGCATGAGGCCGTCGTGCCGCCGAAAACCGAACTGTCCCGCCGCACACTCCCGTTGCCACGCTTCGCCGTCAAACGATTGCGCGAAATCAAACCACGCGAAGGGGACCGACTCATCGGCACCCTCACCCCGCCGCAAGCCGCACGCCAATACAAGGCCTACTGCAAGCGGCATGATCTGCCGCACGTGCCCGCACGCAACCTGCGCCACTCATGGGCGACGAACACTCTGGCGGCGGGAGCGGATATCGCCATCGTGTCGAAAATGCTCGGCCACAGCGATATCAAAACCACCGCGAAGTACTACCTCAAACCGGATATCACGGCTTTGCGAGACGCGCAACGCCTCTGGGAACGAGCCCTAATAGCCTGAGCGGGATTCCCTACCCCATTGCGGATTGATTGGTACCGCCACCGACCGCGAAGGCATGGTGACGGCCGATAACCCATTCCGAACGACCGATGGCGTTTTCGTATTGTGCCAGCTGTGCCCGAACGGTATGTCGGATGCCGCGGGAAAGCTTTTCGAAGCGTTCTTTTGGGACATGACCGACAGCAGATTGCGTTTCCGTATTCGCCGTGCGAATAATCACGAGTGGGTGAATGATCAGCAACCCGTGCGCGTTTACTGGGTGGCATTCAAGCAGCAGTCATAGCTTTCCCTACCCCCGGCGGAGTACGCGCCGTATATCCAGTGCGCCGGGCATACGGTAACGACCGGTGATGACGGCACATTCTACATCAACGTCCAATCCCCAAACGGGAAGAAAGCCGATTACGCGGCCTACACGATTGGGCCGTTCGGCACTGGTTTCGGCCAGGCCGGCGAGTACACCGCACAACGTTGGGATACCAGCGACGTAAACCAGATACGCTTCCGCCTGTGGAACACCAAAGACAACCGCTGGTGCGGGAGGGTCGCGATATTCGGAAGCTGGATCGCAATCTGGAACAGGCAATAGTTTTCCCTAACCCAGCGTTCTACGACGTGGCGAGTACCTTACAGCAGCGACAGCGTTTTGCTTACGCGCATCGGTGATATCTGTTTCATGGGCGGCAACGTGAAATTCAACAGTAGCGGGCAGAACAATTACACGAAGGCTCAGGAGAAGCTCCCCGAAGGGTATCGACCCGTCATCGTCAATACGCCCGTGGCCGTTTTCGGTGGTGAAACGACATTCATCTGTTACGGCGAGGCCAATGGCACCGTCACGATGCTTGGCAATCCGAACAGCGCGTACGCGGGATGCACCGGCGTATGGAGGACCGCCGACCCGATGCCCGCCGCATAGCTTCGGGACACTGGCTCAGGCGGTTGCACTGTCTTGCAGTGACCCCACGGGTCATAGCGCGTATGAGACGGTCATGCCGAACGCGTTCGTGCCCTGCGTGCCGCCCTGATTGGCGTAGGTCATGGTTCCGTTCGCGTTTACGTTGATGATCTTCTGGTTCGCGCCGTCGCGTCCGCCATATGAGAAATTCAAATCCATTGGAGGACGCCAGCTTTCAGGCAGGGTTCCGAAATTGCCGGTGTTCCACGAGCCGGACGCCGACGACTTCCAGTCGATGCGCAACGTGACGAGCGAGCCGCGACGGTAGCCTTTGACGGTACCGTAAGTGGAGTTAATCAGCGTCAGCACTTCGGTCTGGGTTAGGGAATCCCACACATCCTCCAAGGGCTGCATAACATTGACCAGTGTGTCAATCGATGTGATGGTGATGCCGTCGAGGTTGACGCGGCAGAGTGGCAGGGATGCTGCCGGTCTCGATGCCCGGATCCGCGGGCGTGGCCGCGCTGGGCTTGCCCTTGATGGCTTCGAGGGTGACCGTCTCCACGCCGGTGCCTGAGTTCAACGCGTACCGGGCCACGATGAGATCGCGTCGTTTTTGCCCTTGCGAGCCGGATTGGATGTTCACGTCGGTCGGTGCGGCGATGTAGATCTGCCGGCCCTCGACCACGAGGTCCCATGCTGGGATGGTGATGTTGTTCGCATCCTTCGCCGTCGGTTTCATCGTCCAATTCCGGGTTTTCAAAATGTATCCGCTTCGGCCGAGCATGGCGGCGTGCATGAGCGCGTCATGCTTCGATTCCACGTGCGGGTCGTCGCCGCCGTGCGAGCCGGTTACAAGCAGATTTGTTGCCATGATCACTTACCTTCCGCGTTGAGGGACTTGTTGAGCCAGAGGTCATAATCCTTGTCTTGATTTTCGGCCAACTGTAGGTACTGCTGGTAGTCGGATTCGCAAAAAAGGATTTTCCTCTGGTTGCCGTTGCGGTCGACGCGCGTGACCTCGTGCCAGTTGGGGCTGGCCGTCGCGTTGGGCAACACGTATTCTTTGTTGACGCACGAAGGCCGATCACAGGAGTAGAGGGTGATGTTGGGCTGTTTCGGCATGATGCTCCTTTAGTCTTGTTCATCGGGCCAACTGTATTGGCCGGCTTCGTATCGGATGGTTGGTGTGCCGTTGGCGAGTTTGACGGTGATGCGCACGATGGGGCTGTCCACGCTGACGCCGGTCAGCGCATCGTAGGCGCGCACATGGTCGTCGATATGCAGGCCAAGGTTCTCGGGGATCGTCAAATCGACGGTGCCCTGTTTCCACATGTCCTTGAGCTTGTCCCTGGTCTGGTCGGACAATTCGGCGCCTTCGGAGGATGTGAGCTCGTAGATCTGAGCTATCTCCCGGTCGCCGGTCAGAGTCTGGGTCTGGGAGATGTTGCCGGACGCATCCGCATACCAGTCGCTGCGCGCCCTGTTGCGCAGCTGGCCTTTGCCCAGGCCCGTGAGGTGGTTGACTTGGGTCCAGATGCGTTGCGCCTCGAAACTGATGCGCTGGTCGCTGTCCGCGTCGCCGTACGTGTCGGCGGCGACCGCGCGAATCCGGCAGCGTCCAGCGGTGTAGGTCAGGTCGAGTCTGGCTCCCTGCGCGGTGAGCATCATGCGCAACCCGTCCCACGCGGTAATGTACCGGCGGAACGAATAGTTGCTGAGGGTGATGCCGCTCGTTTCCGAGGGCACGTCGAACACCGTGGACAGTCCGATCCGGCTGATTATCGTGCGGATGATGTTGTTGGCGTCGCCGGAGACCGTGAGCCGGTCGGCGCCGGAGTCGGGTTGGAGGATCTTGCCTGCGAGCAAACCGTGCCATGTGCGGCCGGTGAGCGTATACAGGGCATGCCCGTCATCCACAGTGATACGCACCGCGTCGACGCGGCCTCCGAACTCGGTGCCTTCCGCCCCGATGTAGCAGCCGTCGGAGAGCAGCAGTCCGGGGGTGGAGTGAGTGAGTTCGAAATCATTCTGCTCGTCGCCGTACTGCAGGTCGAGTGCGGGGGAGACGAGTTCGCTCTGCGGCACGTGAGCGGTATTGGTCCAGATCAGGTCCATGGCAGTCCCGTCTGCTCCAACCAGTACTCCACGTCGAACCCGAACGATTCATCCCATGAGACCTGCTGCAGTCCCGGCGGGAGGGTGGCGAACGCGTATTCGTTGGAGGCCTGGTCGCGATGCGTTTTGTCGAACACGTTGGTGATGTCGCCGTTGGCGGCGACCATCACGGCCGTGCGTGGTGAGCCGGTGCCGTCGATGATGAGGTAGCCGCCGGATGGGACGCTCACGTCGGCTATCACCTTGTTGCCGCCGATGATGATGCTCGGCGTAGAGACCGGCCCGTAAATGGTGAGCCTCATCCGCGAGGGCAGGGCGGATTGGTTGTCGATGCTGCTGACGTTGCGGGTCGGCGCGTAATCGTAGCGATAGTCGTAGGGATAGTCCTTGCCTCTGTTGTAGCGGGCCGTCGACCGGCTGAAGCTCTGCCTGACCGGTTTGTGCCACACCCCGTCAAGCAAGGCGACCGTGAAATCGCCGCGCACGAGCAGGGGTGACGTGTAGTCAGGTTCGTGGCCGACCACGAGGCAGGTCTGTGACCATCCGTCCACCGTGATGACGCCGGGTTTCGCGGCATCGTTGAGGTAGGCGTACATGTCCGCGTCGAACAGTTCCTCGGCCTTTTCGAGCGCCGGGATACCGTAGACGAGCCCGGTGACCTTGACGGTCTTCGCGGGCCGCGTGGCATGCAATGACCGGTAGCCGAGCTCGAACTCCCACGTGCGGGTGCGTAGCTCCAGGATCTGTCCGCACATGATTCCCTCCGGGTCGGCGAGATCAATCACGGTTCCGGCGCGGTTTGACGTGTAGGTGAGCGTGTGCATCATGTGCGCAAAGCCTCCTTGGTGAGCCGCTGTAAGTCGCGTTTGCCGAGTTGCGGGGCATACGCGCTGATGATTGGGCCGATCTGCTCGCGGAAGGAACGTATCTCCTCGATGACGCCGCTCACGTCGATATCCCGGCCGGAGAACGATTCCTTGGGTATCTGCCGGCGGTTCATGGCCGCGTATGTGTCGGCGCCATAATATGCGACGGATTTCACATTGGACACGAATTCGCCGCTCTTGACTCGCGCGTTCGCCAACGTGATGTTGTCGCCGCCCGTGATGCTCGCCTTGCCTGGCAGGAGGCCCTCGATGACACTGCCGCCGCCGGCGTAGCCGCGCATCGAAACCCCATAACCGGTGAACAGGCCGCCGGTCTTACCGGTGGGGATATTGCCCATCGCACCGGCCGGACGATAACCACTGGACGAATACGTGCCGCCTGAATCATCGACGTAGCTGCCATGGATGGTGAAGTACTTGTCCGCGATCTGCGTGTTGTTCAGATTGGTGATGACGCTCATGGCCTGACCGTCATCCGCGTAGATCATGCCGGTATGCGGGTCGATGGTCCAGCCGTTCGCTTCGGCTATCTTCTTCCAATAGTCGCTGTTGTCACCCATCAGATGACCGGTCTTCGGATCGATCGTCGCTCCGTTCGCCAATGCGAGGGCGGTGTCGTACTGGCTTTTGTCCATGGTGATGACACCGGTGTGCGGATCCACTTCGACGCCGTTGACCGCCTCGATGGCGGCGAGTGCCTGTGTGTTGTCGCCGTCGATTTTGATTTCGCCGTTAGGAAGTTTCGCCACCGTCATGCCGAGGTCGGTCAGGCTGTTCTTGGCCGGTTCGGTGTGGGCGTTCACGTCGATGGCTTTGGATCCGGGGATGCTGTTGACGCTGGTGGCGAGCTGGTCGAACTTGTCCTTGGTCAGGCCGGCGGCGTTGGCTGCGGCTTCTGCGGCTTCCGGGGTCATGCCCATCGCATGTGCAGCTGCGATGTATTTCTCGCGTGCCAGGTCAAGGGTGCCGTTGACCGCTTCGAGTCCTTCGCCGTTGCGTGACTGGGCTTCCGCCGCCTTCAACGCGGATTCGGCGAGATCGTTCAACGCGCTCTGGTTGGCTCGTCCCTGTTCGGTGTTCAGGTCGAGCGTCTGCCCGTTCTTCTGCACGCTTTCGGTCGCCTTGTCGAACGAGTCATGCATGGAGATGAGCGCGTTGGAGCTGGAGAGCGCGAAACCGTAGTAGGTTCCGAGCGCGTCAATGACCTCGCCCAAGGCGGTGGCCTGCTCGTTGATGCCGTCGGTGGTCGCTCCCAAACCATCCTGAAGGATAGATTGGGCGTCAGCTGATTCCTGCGTGGCGTCCGCGTTCGCCGACTGCGCGTCGACCAATCCGGACGTGGCCAGCGTCTGCGCCAGTTTCTCCTGTGCGGCGGCCTTCGAGTTGGCCGCGTCCTCCTTGGCCGCTGCGGCTGATTTCTCGAAGATCTCCTGCTGTTCGCTCAGTACGCCGTAGGCAACGTTGGAGGTGCGGTCCCACATCTGGTTGATGCCGCCGAGCGAGTCACGGTAGCTGTCGGCCTGTTCGCGGACTCGCAGAATCGCTTCGGGCTCGCCTTGTATGGCCTTGATGTAGGTGCTGTGGGCGATGCCGATCTTGTCGAGTGCTTCTCGCACATTGTCGTAGCCGG